ATTAAATGTTTGGAAGATCCCATGTAAGATTTCCAATTTGATTCACGTTTCTTTTTACCTTTAGAATAATTAAAATATTGTTTACAACCTATGTAAGCTTTATCTGTTTTGATATTGGTTATCCAGTATACAAAACCAAACTTAGTTAGGTCAGGTTTCTTATTATATTCCCAATGCATTACCAGCTAGTCACCTCTTCAACATTAGGTTCTTTAACAACCTTAACCAAGTAGTTAAGACCTCTGGCATACTTGAAGACACGTAACCCTTTATCTTGATTAGCATCTGACCAACACTCTCTCTTGTGGCTACAATACACACAACCAATAGGTAACTTAAGATTGCCAGACTGCCCATCAGCAACTGGAGAGTAGCACCTATCAGGTACATGACTATCCCCAACCACTCCTTTAAGATGCTTGACTCTTTCTTTGGCATTGATCATCTCCATTTGATGTACAGGAGTTAGACATAACTTACCAGTTGATTTATCTATCACAAGAAATGCTGCCTTATCCACACCATTAGCTTGTGCATACGCACTAATCTGTGCAATGTAACCAAATGGATCATCTTCTAATAGATTATTTTCTTTAAACTTCTTGAAGCTAAATCCTGATGCACTCTTACAATCGACTAAGACATCATCTATCATTGAATCTTGGTGACCTTTAACACCTTCAACAGTAACTTCTTTCTGTTGATCAGTAACCTTATGTCCTGCAACAGAAGCGCATAGTAAAAGAAGTTCTTCTAAGATATAGCCATATAGAAATTTAATTCTTGTACTAGAAGTAATGTCTTCGATATCATGTTTACTATTAACATCGTACCATAACTGTCTATCAGGTTTTCCTATACCAGATAGCCTGAGGTTGCCTCTTGTTCTAGGTTCCTCATATAGAAATGCTTTGATGTGAACCTTAAGCATCTCTCCGAATGTATCTATGTGCTTATCTACTTCTTTCTCATCCATCTTAATAGGCTCAAGAGAAAAGAGATCATAGATATCAGAAACTAATGTGTCAATCTTTTTCATATATAAAAAATAGGGGTGAAGCAAAACAATTAAAACTTCACCCCCAAGTCTCCCTTAGTTTACATTAAGAGGCGAAAGGAATATCATCGTCTAGAGTAGAAGTATTAGCTACATATCCACCGGGAACTACTTCAAAGTCACTAGCCCCATTAGAATACTCTATAAAATCTACTACTTGTACAGCAGCTAGGTCAGCAGAAATACCTGACTTACCTGCATAGCTCCACTCATAGGGTACAGCCTTAACATTAACTGTACTACCATTAGCAATCAACTTACCATCCCAAGGATTATTTTGGGAATCTTTAACAGATGGCCCTTGTCTTGGTGAACCATCTTTCTTAGCTACTTTTCTTTTAACAGTTACAAAATCTCCACGATCATCACCCTTATTGGTGATTGCAAGTCCAGCACTTTCTATGACAGACCTATTGTTATCATCTACTTCAATCTGTATTGACCACACTGGATCGAACTTAGTATTCGGCTCAGTGATTGAAGCATAGTGACATTTACCAGTAATATAAATTGGATCATTCATCTTTTTCTATTTCCTATTTTATCGTCACGCTGTTGTGACATGAGTTTCATTTATTGTAACGTAATTATATCATACATATTTCTATAGGTCAAGGACTAATTTGAATTAAATTAGCTTTGTCTACAGGGATATGAAAGAAAGGCTCTGCCAAGTGTGGTGAGTCTTTAGGTCGTTTAGAATTTTGTATCTTTCCTACACTTGTAGCATCTACATCTTTGTCTTCGATGAACCAAGCTTGACTACAATCTGTATTGAAGATAACAAAATATAATTCATGGTCTGGGTAATCTTTCTCCTTTCTATTTATTAATCTTTGCTTGCGTTGAGGAATACGTACTTCTTTCCAAATCTCAGGCCAGTAAGTATCCCATTGATTTTTTATCTCAACCTCAAAGAAAAACTTTCTATTTTTTTTATTAGCTGAGACATCAAAATAATAATCTTCTTTATCTATAATGTCGTTAAACTTATTAGTAGTTAAGTAATCTACCATAGCTTTCTTAGCTCTGGCATCATTCTCTTTATAAGATTGTCTATCGAATGGTCTATTGTTATGTGGCATTAGTGTGTCTCACTCCATGTTGTTCCTATTTTATACTCACAATCAAGAGGACATCGAACCTTAAGTGTACGTTGTGTCTCTATCATTGCATCTCTAGTAATCTGACCAAACTTTTTAGCATCTTTCTTAGCTACCTCAAACTGATACTCATCGTGTATAGAAGCAACTAACTTAGCATCAACACCTGACTTACGTATACGTTGTGTAATATGTACAAGCCACTGCTTACATATGATAGCACCTGCACCTTGTAATAAAGTATTTAATGCAGCATGTTCTGATCTAATATGTAGTAGTCTACCATCAAGTGCTGGTATTGTACCACCTCTACACCACTTAGAGACATCATCTCTTAGCTTCTTAAGCTTCGGCATGTTAGATAAGAACTTAGTAATGAGTTGTTGTCCAGCTTTAGATGAGCCACCAACAACCTTACCTATCTTAGCAGGGCCAGCACCATAAAGAAAAGCATAGATAAAAGTCTTAGCTTGATCACGATCAGTAAGTCCAGCAGCTTTCATGTTAGCAGTATGTACATCACCATTAACAACTTCTTCAGTGAAGTTAGGATCATTCATGTAGTGTGCTAGACATCGTAGCTCTAACCCAGATGCATCTGTACCAATCAAGGTGTGCGTATCTGGATTAGAGATTGTCCACAACGATCTACATTCTTTGCCATAAGGAGAATACACTGCTGGCACTTGAGCCATGTTGGGAGAGTTATGTGCCATCCTGCCTGTCACGGTTCGTAGCGTCATAACTCTACCTCTGACTCTATTATCTTCTTCACATCCTTTAATCCAAGCCTTCAGTAGACCAGTACGTTTCTGTAGTAGAAAGTATCTGCTAAACATTTGTGCTTCAGGCATGTTAATCTTAGATAATATTTCTTCACTCACTATTACATTACCTTTATCTGTATGATGTTTAGGTTGCCAACCACGTTTCATAAGACGTTCAGCTATTTGCTTACGAGAACCTATATTAAACTCATGTATAGTAGGAATCTTTCTAACTTCAGAGTATGTAGTAATAGGTTCAAATATTTCTTGGGCTTTGTCCTCCAATTCTTGTTGCTCTTCTTCTAGTGTGGCAAGAAAACTCATGGCATCACGTAAGTTAAAAGAGAAACCATTTCTTTCTTGTTGATCTACTATAACTCTTACTTTTCTTTCTAGTTCATAAGACTTAGAGGAGAACTTAGAACCTTCCTTCTCTAACTCTTGGGCTACCTTTCTGGTAATCCTTACGTCTTGCTTACAATACTCAAGCATCTCAGGTGTATAGTATTCAAACTCTGTGAAGTCTCCCTTCGGAAAGTTAAACCTCTCACCCCAAGCCTTGAGTGAATGTCCCTTATCTCTGATAGGATTATATAACTGTGATTCAATAAGAGTATCTCTAATCTGTGATGGTTTAATACTTGATCCTGTTAAACGATTAAGAACAGGAGCATCAAAGCTTATACCATTGTGCATGATAAACTTATCAATCATCTTAGACCAAGATGCAAACTCTTTACATTCATCTTGTACCCATACCTTTTCTTTACCAGTGGCATAGTCACAAGCTACAATGCAATGTATCTGAGTTGCATCAAGGCTATCAGTTTCGATATCAACTATTGCTGTTACCATAACTAGTATCCTACTTAGAGTTGAGCTTCATCTTCATCATTATTATCGAATGGATTATTTATCTCTGACATTCTACCAGTTTCTTTATCATAATGCAAGTGGCAAGTTACACCAGTGTCACCAGTATATCTATTCTTTAAGATACGTAGTACAGTAGTGTTAGCTTCTACCTCATCTTGAGCCTGTTGATTACGCTCTAATGCAATGACACTATCAGAT